AGTGAAGTCTGAAATCTTTGCTGCTGTTAGAGTAGTGAACGAAAGATCCCCAGCACCATTGGTCATCAGTACTGCGCCATTAGCTCCATCAGCACCTACTGCTGAAATAATTGAAGCTTCCGTTGTACCAACAATTGTCGTGAAGTCTAATACTCCAGAACCATTAGTTGTAAGTGCTTGTCCTGCGGTTCCATCACCACCAGCTGCTGCAATGAGAGCTGCTGCCGTTACGTCTCCAAGATTAGCATAGTTGGTGCCATCATTTGTGAATGTCCACTTGTCCGTAGTTTCATTCCAAAGAATAGAAACATCTGTTGATGTTCCCCTGTTGACTTCTATGCCACTGTTTAATGTTGGGGCACCTGTAACGCCAGAGTTTAATGTAATAATATTATCTTCTACATCTAACTGTTCTGTATTAACAGTTGTTACGTTGCCACTAACTGTCAAGTTACCAGTAACAACAAGATTTCCACTTGCAGTAAGGTTTGCAAACGTTACGGAATCACCTGTGCCTACTGGTTGACCAATAGCAATTGTTCCACTCGCATCTGGAAGGCTTATGGTCCTATCAGCAGTTGGGTTAACAACGGTGAATACTGTTTCAAACTCATCTGCTGTTGCACCCTCAAATGTAATAAAATGATTATCTGGAAGATAAATTCCATGGATGCGTGGAGTTCCGCCAGTGGCTGTAATCTCTGGTCCGTTAATCGTTGGCGTAGTAAGAGTCTTGTTTGTAAGTGTTTGAACATTTGTAGTTCCAACTACTGCACCTGTTACGCCATGTGCTTCTGTTGCTTGTGTATGCGTTGTCAGGTTTCCTGCGACTGTTGAGGCTGAACCATACGCATCGTAAGTATTTGCTGTTACTGAAATTGCACCTGTCGAGTCAGTGTAGGTAAGACCTGTGCCAACTGCATTTCCCACAGCATCTTGTGCTGCTTCATTAAAATCAGAAACAGCTGTTGATGCAATTGAGATTGCATTATTTGCAGCTGCTGTTAAACGACCCTGGGCGTCGACTGTAAAACTAGCTGAAGTGCTTGCGTTGCCATATGAACCGCCGGTTACTGCGGTGTTATCAAGATTAATCGTGACAGTATCGGTATTAGATGTTACAGATGTTAAACCAGTGCCACCCAAAATGCTGAGAGTATCTGAACCAGAAGTAATTGTCTTGCTTGTACCAGAATCGCCAGCAACTTCAAATGAAGTAGCTACGTTTGCAACTAAGTTTGTAGCAAAAGTTTGTGCGTTGGATTGGGCAGATGAGGCTGCACCGAAGGCATCAAAAGTATTAGCCGTTACTGCTATTGTTGGGGTAGAACCTTCACCGCTATTATTAGAAAGGGTAATTGCCGTTCCAGCCACTAAGCTAGAAACATAATCGCCAATCGTATCAGTTGAAAGATTTACTGCATCGTTGATCCAAGCTGAACCGTTATAACGGAGGAAGTCTCCGTTAGCTGCATTTGAGAGGGTAACGTCGCCAAGATCATCAATTGAACCAATTGTAATAGTGGAGCCAGCAACTGCTGCATAAACGCCAACTCTAACCGAGCTTGCTGACGGTGCAGCTGAGAAATCAAGAGTAACTGTTCCGGTTGTTGTGGCTTCCCAACGAACATCAATCACTTCATATGGACTTGCGGCATTGCGCGCAACAACTACAACGTCTCTTGTTCCCAAGGAGTGATTAATTGCGAATGCAGTAGTTGTGCCATCGCCAATAGTTGAAGTGTAAACTGTACCAGCTAGACCAGTGTCTGTTCCTGGGGCGAACTTAGTCCCATCAAATTTTAATACCTGGTTAGTGGTAGCTCCAGTTGTATCAATTTCAATTCCGTCAACAAATAGAGTTGAAACATTTGCCTGAGTGGTTTGTATAGTCGAAGGAAGAGATAACGTGTAAACACCCGAAGTAGCGTTTGCTGTTACTGAAACTTGGTTTGCTGTGCCAACAACATTGGAGATTAAATTAACTCCGTATTATTGCATTAGCTGTACTGTTTTTGTAAAATAATTTACCATCAGCTACGTTGATAGCCAACTCTCCAAGTACGAGCGAAGCTGGCTCTTGGGTTGTTGTATCTGACCTCTTGAGAAGTAGCGTATTATTTACGCCAAAAATTGAACCACTGAAAGCCATAGTTTCCTCTTTCTATACAGAAAATCTTAAATTATAGTAATATAATACTACCACTTTTGAAGTGGACATGTAGAGTTTTTTAATTTAGTTTTTATTTTCATAAAACAACCACATTTTTTACATTGTTGAGTTAATTTAATATAAAAATCACATTGTTCACATATTCTTAACCTATTTTGTTGAATATGTGTTTGATCAAAAACTTCCATTTACTTAAACGATGGTGGGAAGTAAGGTGGGAAGAACGGTGGGAAAAACGGTGGGAAGTAAGGTGGGAAGAACGGTGGGAAAAAGGGTGGGAAAAAGGGTGGGAAAAAGGGTGGAAAAAACGGTGGAAAAAACGGTGGGAAATATGGTGGAAAGAATGGTGGGAAGAATGGCGGAAAATATGGTGGAAAGAACGGGCTAACTATAGAATAATCTATAGTAGTCCCGATGGGAACGACAGAAGCATCAGTTACAGCTGTGGCAACTGTGTCAAGAAGTGGGTTGCCAGGAATACTAGTTGGTATGCTGGTCACATTGCCAACGACAAAACCTGCACTAGTTATTGTTGTGTTAGCATTTGCTTTAGGTGTTCCGACTTGCTAGAGTAGGTTTAGGTGCTTTTCTTGAACCTGTTTTATCTCCACTTGACATAAATTATGCTTTCAAATCTCCGATAGCCAACCAGCTATTACTTCCTAGTTTTACTAGTGTAGCAGAAGACCACTGTGCTCGCAAGTTGCGACCTGGAGTAGCGTTTACGATTACTCCAGTATCCCCTCTAAGTTCTACTGTTCCTGTTCCTTTTGACAAAACAGTAATTTGATCTCCAGTATTAAGAATGTTTGGCACTGTGACGACCGTGGTTGAAGCGCTATTAATTGTTACCATTTTTGCCAAATCTCCAGTGACTAACGTGTAAGCACCAACTTGATCATTAAAAATAATATTAAAGTTAGATGTTGCTGGTCCGCTAGCTAGTTTAGAATAATCAATAGTATTTGAAGCTATTATGGAATTTGTAACAGTATTGGATGGTAAAGTTACAGTGCCAGTAAAAGTTGGAGAAGCTGTTGGAGCATAATATGTGCCGGCTTGACCATTTAAAAACTGGGCATTTAGATTTGAAACCAGTGTTGTTGAAGCTATTACCAAAGGTGCTGAACCAGTTGCAACTTTGCTTTCAAAAGTGTTAGCCACAACATCGCCATGAGCGTAAGATGCGTGTGCTGTATTAATTGGATGAGTCGGCTCAATAGTGAGACCTTTAAAAAATTTAAATTTATGATTATCGGATGCGTCACTAAATAAACCTGCATGTCGATAGGTGCCATCATTATAGTTCCCAGCAAAACCTAGATCTGGGTCACTAGGAGTGGCTCCGTTATTTAAGTAAATAATTGGATCTTCAATAGACAAACTTGTTTGATTAGTCGTTACAAGCGAACCTGAAACATTTATATTTCCAGCAACCGTTATACTCCCAGTAGTTGTGACAGTATCAAAAGTAACATTAGAGTTTGTATTGACTGCTTGACCTATAGAGATCGTTGGCGTTGAATTTTCTCCAGAATTATTCGCAAGTGTAATTCCGGTTCCTGCAACGAGTGAGGATACATAGTCGCCAGTTGTATCAGTTCCTAGTGCAACGGAGTTGGCTGCTATTGCGGCGGTTAGCGTTGCATCACCAAGGTTTGTTAAAGTTGCTGAACCAGTTAAATCTCCAGCTAAAGTAATCACAGGAGAGATGCCAGTAATAGTTGGACTTGTAAGCGTTTTTTGTGTTAGGGTTTGAATATCATTCAATGTAGCAACAACCGAGGTGTTAACAGAAAATGTTGGAGTAGCACCTGCTGCACCTGAGTTATTCGATAATGTAATTCCACTTCCGGCTTCAACTGATTTCACATAAGCACCAATTGTATTAGTGCCCAATGCTATGTTCGATGGCATGTCAACAATATCGGGCACCCAGTTGCTCGACGTTTGGTTCCACCTTAAATAATGACCATTTATTTTACCTGTTGTGTCAACGTCGTTTAAGTCATTCACACTCAAAGACCCTGCTGTAGCAACGTTGTCATCTGCTGGGACAAATCTTCCCAATGAAGAACTATATTTTAATACTTTTCCATCTAACGCTCCAGTTGGATCAATTCCAAAACTATTTATTGACAAGTTTGTTGTATTTACGTCAGTTGCGTTATAAACGTTTCCTGTAAGATTTCCAACTAAATTACCTGTAACATTTCCATAAAAATTTTGTGCTGTTACTGATACAAAATTTGGGGTAGCACCTGTGCCAACTGATTGGCCTATAGAGAGTGTTGCATTAGACCCAACAGCACTATTGTTGTCAAATTGTATCTGTACTCCAGCACCAGCATACAAATGACTTACATAATCTCCGCTAGTTTGGACTCCCAAAGTAACGCTTTCTGGAAGTAAGTAGGCGTCAAGTGTGCCATTTTGTAGGTTAGATAAAGTTACATTACCGTATAAATCCCCACCCAAAGTTATTTTTGGAGAAACTCCAGTAAAACTTGGAGTAGCTAAAGTTTTGTTTGTTAAAATTTGACTATCATTCAACGTAGCGACAACCGAAGTGTTTACCGCAACAGCCGCTGAAGAACCTTCACCAGGAGTATGTGTAACTATAATGCCATTGCCACTAGTTACATTCGAAACAAAATTTCCAGTAGTGTCAGTGCCAAGGTCTACCGCGTCGTTAATCCAAGCTGAACCATTGTATCTTAAAAAATCACCATTGGCAGCAGAAGATATAGTTACATCAGATAAATTTCCTATAGTAGTAGATTCTGATGCAAGTGAAGTTGTTATTGAAACGTTAGAAGACCCGTCAAAAGAAGCAGAACCGGTAACGGGACCGGTTAGCTGTATCGTTCTAGCGGTAGCCAACTTTGTTGCTGTGCCCGCATTGCCAGTTACGTTTCCGGTTACGTCACCAGTAACGTTGCCGGTTACGTTACCAGTAACATTAGCTGTTATATTCGTTCCTTCGCCAACTATGTTATAGAACGTAATCCCATCATTGGTGTATTGCCATTTGTCCGTAGTTTCGTTCCAGCGGATTTGTACATTTGTTGAAGTGCCACGCTCAACTTCAACGCCCGCGTTAAGACTGGGAGCTCCAGTAGTCCCAGTATTCAAAACTATAATATTGTCTTCTATTAAAAGAGTTTCTGCGTTCACTGTTACTGTTGAACCAGATACGGTTAAGTCTCCACTTATAACAACATTTTCTGCTGTAGATATATTGCTATTATTTTTTACCCAAGATAAAGATGTAGAAACTATCGTGTTAGATTCATTTACATAATACAATAAATCATTAGTTGGATCTAAGGCTATTTGCCCTTTTACTAAATTTGGTATTGTCATGAAAACCTTTCCTAATTAAAAGGTTCCGCCGTCAAATGTTAGATTGTCTATAGAACCACCGGTGATGGAAACGTTATTCGAATTTTGCACTGCAATTGTTCCAAGACCTAATGTGGTTCTAGCTGTAGATGCATCTGCGTCATCAACAAGACTTCTTCCAAATGTGGTAAAAGTTGCAAGAGCCGCTGTATTCGCTCCAGTAAAATAAGGAATTTTATCGGCTTCAGATGTTAGGCCAGCAATTGCTGCTAACTCTGGATCGTAAGCTTGTACGTTTGTGCCAATTACTAAACCTAAATTAATTCTTGCATTTGCTGCATCTGTTGCTCCAGTACCACCATAAGATACACCTACTGTGGTGCCATTCCAAGTGCCTACAGTGATTGTGCCTAATGATGTCAAGCTTGAGTTAACAACACCAGAACCAAGAGTAGTATTACTTAATACTGAAGTCCCATTAATTTTATAAACTTTACCTGATGCTATATCTATATGCTCTGATGATGTCCAAGAATCTGTTGAGTCAACCCAGTTGAATGTTTTATTCGTATTACCAAGAACAGTGATACCAGCACCATCTGCTGTTATATCTGTTGGAGATGCTGTGTGAGATAAAACTATATTCTTATCTTCAACCACTAAAGTTGCTGTGTTGAGCGTTGTTGTATTGCCGTTAACAACCAAATCGCCTGTTACGGTAAGATTATTTGGTATAGTTACATTTGACGGAAGACTTAAAGTTACCGAACCATTTGATGCGGAAACAGAAACTTCATTAGCTGTCCCGGTCAAAGAGATAACACCTTGGTTTGTTATAGTTATAGTGTCTGTAGCACTAGCTGCAGTGGTTATCCCGGTTCCACCAACAATTGTAAATGTGTCAGTTCCACTAGATATTGTTAAATTAGAGCCAGTATTAGCAGCTACAGTAAATGAAGTAGCAACTACACCAATTGCTTGATCTACATATAATTTAGTAGCTGCATGCGTGTTTGCAGTTGGTGTTGGAACTATTACTGTTCCAGAAAAAGTTTTATTACCAGATATTGTTTGATCTGTTCCAAGCGTAGTATACGCACCGTAACCAGCAATAGCGATTACAGAAGTTGCAGTCCCACCAGCCCCACCAGTTCCAGTTCCATAATAAAGGGTATTGTCGGCTTCGTTAAACGCTAATTCAGCGTTCTCAAGACTTCCTGGGGCACCTGCTGCTCCAGCGCTAGACCTTCTTTTAATTCTTAGCGTATTAGCCATTTTTAAAAATTCCCTCCATCAACAAGATTTGACTCTGCGTAATTAATCCATTGAGAGCCGTTATATCTTAATACTTGACCACTCGCAGCTGAGCTTATAGTAACATCTGTCATTCCATTTAGAACTGATTGAGTTAAAATATTTGTTTCTGCTGCAATAATTCTATCTTTAACTGTAAGATGAGAACCAGCTGGATTAATTCCTAAAACAGTTTGCACTCCTTCTACTGCATCGTTTAAGTCGGTATGCTGTTTGTGGTGCGGAACTGTAATTGAATTTAAGGTATCATTAGCTGTTGGGTTTACAAAATTATCTAATGATGATGGGTAATTTGTTGCCATAAAAACTCCTAAATAGAAAGTATTTTAGTATTTGAATCACTCCAAATTATAGTAACAGGAGTGTTGCTATTGGAGCCGATAAATGGTAAACCACTTGAATTATCTATAAAAAATATTAACTTTGAATTAGAATCTGAAGTTCCACTTTGATACAAAACTATTGCATCAAAAGACTGCCCGTTGTAATCGGTCATAGAAACATTGTCTGCATCTAATACACCCAGAGAGTTAACTACATTAGTCATATTGCTTGATCTTTTTTTTATAGCGCTCGCTGGTATATCTGATATATGTTGATCTAAATTTTCGTTTGGCGCATATAAAGATTTGTCTACAAGAAGAACTTTTAAATTATTTGAACTTAAATTAAATTCACCATTTAATAAAGATTCTTTAGCTTTTTTATATATAAAATTTGCCATATTAAATTCCAATATCTTTAGATATTTTAATTCTATATTTATAACCTTGTTCAAAATAATCTTTATCAGGAGTAAAGTACGATGGAGTTGCATCAAGTGAAGGGAAATCAATATACACTTCTGCCTTCCATGAATGGGTACTTACACTCGTCGTAATATTTTCCCACCTAGAAGGACTTTTTTGGATTTTCTTTCTTTGGCATAAAAAATATTTATTATTCAAAAAGTTTGAAGCTGGTTTTTCATTAAATGTTACAGTTACTCTTCCATAATTGTAATCATTTGATAAATAAAAATCACCGTCAATCGGGTCAATATTGTCTATATAGAATAAAGGATTTTTAGCTATAATATTATAACTAATGTCTACTTCTGTTCTTATCGATTTATCTTCAATTAGAACAGGAATAATACCTGGATCTACAAATTCTTTATCTGATGGGGTGGCTGAAGAAACATATGTAAACTTTACCGTTTCATATGGCACTATAGACCCAGCTGAGTCTACAATGTTTTCAATTCTTATAAAATAAGATTGACCATCAATTAAATTTGCTTTCCAATAAAGACTTATAATTCTAGAAATTTGATTATAATCTTTTATTGTATTAATAATCTCAAATGGAGCGGTGACCTGTGCCGGGGTAGCTGCATCTGTATAGACTTTAAAGTTTTCATTTTTTAATGAAGATATTTTTACTGTTCTACCAAACTTTATAGATGCACTGTACGCATTTATTTTAGCTTGATCGATGAGAAATAGGGCCACAATTATTCTCCAAAATTATTAACTAGTATCAATAGTAATAAACAAAACGGAAATATGAAAATAGGGGGTGGAGATTTCTCTCGCACCCCCTACATTCTAGGGATTCGTAACTATAACTAACCCTAAGGCTTGCCCAAATTTTATTAGATTTGGTTGTAAACCTGTACCTCGTAGTTACGAGCAAGGTTAACGTTTCTAGCAACTGTGATTCCTTCACCGTCACCGAGCATTACGATGTCATAACGTTCTTTCATCTTCATCTGACGAATGTCACGAGTTGGATCATCAAACTGATCTGTGCTCATTTCATCCTTGACAAGGAGGGTACCGACTTCATTGCGGTCAATCAAGAATACGTCAGACTTAGCTGGCGTTGCACCCGACTTAGCAGTAAAGCTTACGAATGGTGTAACAATTACGTTCAGACCCATTGGGGCTGTCGAATTGAGTGCACCACTTGGCGAGTCTGGACGGTAGCCCCAGCTTGTGTTAACAGCTGCAGCCGATCCACCAGTGTGGAAAATCGCATCCTTCAAGAATACCGACCACATCAATGGGTGGAGGATAAAGTCTGTTGGGACATGATTTTCTGCCATCAGAACAGCAGCCATGTCGATAACATCATCCCAGTGAAGAGTGTCGTTGAACGCGCCATCGATCCCTCTACCGGTTGTATCATCATATGAACCACTGTCGTTGTCGAACACAATTGTTGCTGACCTTGAAACGGCTAAGGGCAATTTGTTCCTTCAAACGGGCCATTGCACGACCTGCTGCGCGAACATGAAGACCTACAATGTCCCAAAGGGAGTCTGCGATGACTTCCTCTGTGAAGGAGAGCTTGACGCCCTTCTTAGAGACTTTGCCTTCAATCTGCTTAGCAAATGCGAGTGCCTGTTCTGGGTACTCTTGTCCTTCTGGAATTTCTGCTGCTTGAATTGCGTTTACGGCTGGAAACTCCAAGGAGCGTCCTTTTCCTAGTCGCACTGTTGATAACAGTGGAGTCACGAGTAACTGTGGCTCTGCTGCTTCTCTAAGTGTACGAGAGATGACCTTAGGAAAAAGTGCTGCTGCATCTGGTGATGCAAAAGCCTCTTTGATGGTCACTCTATTATTTTCGTCGATGTGCCCATCCTCGGTTAATACAGTCTCCCATGCTGGGAGACCCGAGAGGAGCTCTTGGATTGTCTTACTCATCTTAGGATCTTTCCTCCTG